ACTTCATTATGAATTCCTGCTTCTTGTTGTTCCTGTAATTTTTCTACCTGCTTATATAGTTCCTCGATAAGCATAAATTGTTCTGAATCTGCAGGTAAACTTCCTAAAGTACCCCGAGGCCAGCCTATTCTAAAGGCTGTGTTCTCTATGAGATCCTTCTCCATTAGTTCTAATTTTGTTGAGTTTGAATTTAATTTTTCTTGAATGCCGAAAAAAGCCCAGGTTCCGATCGCGACCAGCGCGATGAGGCTGGCAACCGTTTTCATCGGCATTTGAACTTTTGCTTCGTCTGAAATTTTGAGTGCCATTAGTTGTAACTATACCCTGTGTTACCTGATTCTAATTTTTCAAATAATTTTTTATGTTGGTCCATAATTTCTTCATCAGAGTCCATCATCTTGTCCACCTTCTCATCTAACATCTGTACTCTAAATTCTAATTGATCAATTTGATTTTCCAGAACTGCTTGAGTTGTAGAAAGTTCAAATGTTCTAGATAAGCTCCATCCTCCTAATGCAATTAGCAGTCCAACTAGAAGAGTTAAAACTTTTTCCATCATTGACAGCTTTCACATTCCCCAGTGTCATCAACAACACATCCATTACTCTTATAACTAGTTTCATAAGTTGAGTCGTGGGCTCTCTCTTGCTTATTTATACATTCACAATTTTTACATGCACAGGAGCCGTATTCATCTGCGTGTAAATCCCCGCTGCAATGACAATCGTGAAAACATTTAGTGCATTTAGCCATTTGGTAAACAACTCCCTAACCATTTAAAAACCTTTTTAAAAGGCCAACAAATGATAGACCATATCCATTTTATTACTTTTTTAATTATGTTCATATCCTTCCCTTCTGTTGAATTATGCTTACACACTATACATAAGCAATTTCCATCATTTCCCATGCATTGATTTGTATTTGGATTTGGGGCAACACCTTTACAATGACATAAGTGATTACATTCTAAACACAATTCCATATTTCCCTTTGTTTAAATTGTTATCTATTAAGTATATGTAATAGTTACGCCAGCAGTACCAGCAATAGTTGCATGAATTCCATCTTTAAATAAAATTCCTGAACCCGGTAAGTACATATCTAAACCTTCAGTTCCAAACAAATAAGTTGCGATTGTAGTTCCAGAACCTCCACCACTTTTAAAAATAATAGATCCACTTGCATTACCTTTTGCCTGAATAGAGGTTAATCTTGTTCTATTTGTTAAGCCTGTTCCGCCTACAGCCACCATTTGTGCAGTAGCCGTAGCATGTGCTACCGACTGGTCACTTGTAAAACTTGATCCGCCCATAAAAATTCTCCTTTAATTAGGTGCTCCCGGAGGAGCACCAATTTTATTTAACTATTAACTCCAAGGTTGAGCAAATGTACCATTCCCAATTAGGAATGCATCAATTGACCAAATTAAACCAGCAACTGCTCTACATCTTATGTGAGCACCTTCTAGTCCACCTTTAGTAGTTGCACTTAAAGTTAAAGTGTCAGTACCACCTGCAGTAAAAGCAGTTACAGCTCCTGGATCAGTCGCTGTATTGTTGTACCATGCACAACCTCTAAAAACATCCGCTGTGTCTCTTCCAGCAGCAGTTCCTGCGTTTAAAGTAAACGTGTTTGATGATGTTAAACTTGAAGTCATGATAAACTCATACATCATTCCAACTCTGTTTGCAGAAGATGGATCATCTCCACCTGCTACTGCAGAAGTTGCTGTTGCAATAATTGAAGGTAAGTTAAATACAGTAACATTGTCACCTAATGTTATTACTTTACCTTGATATTTATCAATCCCTGCAATGTCAGTTCCACCATCGGTAGTTCCTGCACCTATTGATTGTGCCATTTCTGGACCTGTTCCTAAGAATCCTCTTAAAGATCTTACCGGTCCACTAAACGTTGTTCTTGCCATAATATTCTCCTTTGTGTATAGCCATTTTACTATGCCGTCTCTATACCGTCTGCCTAGCCAGTCGACATAATTAATTAATTCTAGGTTTTTATATTATACATAAAAAAAGGGGCGATGTAAAACACCGCCCCTTCTTAAATACTTACGTATTATCTATTAACTAGTTGGTAGATTTCCGTTACCAAAAACACATCTTGGGTCACTCCACCCAAAGCTGTATCTTTCTCTAGCTTTAAATCTTACGTTACCAGTATCGAAGTCACCTTCCATTGCTGTTTTGATTGGTGATCTAACGAAATATTTAAATCCATTAGGTACATCAGTCATTAAGAAGTAAGAATCAGTATCAGTTAGGAAGTTATTCACTGAATAACCTTCTGGTACCATTCCCATGCTTCTTACAGCATTTATGTCATTATCTGCAGTTCCTGGTCTCATAGGAGACTTCATCAATCTCTCAGCAGTAAATTGTAATTCTTTTGGAATTATCATTTTTCTACCTTGAGAAGCGATTTTTAAGCCTCTTTCGTCTACGAACCCAGCAATGTCGATTAACGACTGCTCTAACGAAGTTTCGTTAAGGTCTGCAGCAGTTGCAAGAACGTTTGAGAAAGTTCCACCAGTTGCAAGTGGGTGAGCGTTTCCGACTAAAGATTCGCCATCACCACCTGTTACAGTAGTAACCTGTGCGTTGTTCAATACATTTGCAGCTTTAACTTGCTTCGTATTTGCCATAGATCTTGCTAATGCTCTAGTGTATCTAGCAGCAAGTCTATCGTATAGGTTGTCTTCAATTGCTTCTTCAGTAATAGCAAATGCTAAAGCGATTGTTTCGTGTGAGTATCTAGCAGTGAAAGTCTCATTTGCTTGATCGAACACTACTCCAGCACCTTCTTGTTTAACAGGTGCAGAAGCGAAACCACTTAACATTACTTCTTCTTCAAAAGCTCTGTCAGATGTTTCAGTAGTATAAATCTCAGCATGCTGATTTTCATATCTACTATATTCCAGGCCGAATAAAGCATTCAAACCTGGCTCTAGTTCTTTAACTAGTTGCGAACGTGATATTGCCATAGTTATTCTCCTTTATTTATTATAGCCCTGTACCACTTCTATAGAAGTGGTTGTTGATTCTAACAAGAACATTAGCATTAGCAGCAGAAGTGTCAGAGTTATCTGGGTCTTGCGAAATGTCGATCGCTTGAATTGCGAAAGTAGTCGCTGTACCAGAAACACTAACATCTAATTGTGCCTTTGATATTCCTGTTTGTGTAACACCAGTAGTGTTAGTAACAGAGTAGTTTCTAAATAGATCTGCTCTAGTAAAAGCCTCATCTGCGTCTACTAAAAATACTGCATCTGGATCGTCAACTATGAATGCTGTAATGTCACTCGCAGCTACTCCTCCAGGGTAGTAGTTTTTATAGGTCGGCTTTTGTGTAGTTGGATCAGTGTAAAAACATCCGTTAAAAACGCCCACAACAGCATCAGATGTGTTAGCACCATGTTTCTGAATATTACCAGAGGTTAATGGTTCCACCATGTCCCCTTGATATATTGCAGTTGCATAGCCACTAGCAATCGTGTATCTGTTTTGAGCACCTACTAATGGTGTACCGTCTAGTTTTCTGTAAGGTCTTAGACCAAACTGTTCACTTACGTTAGCCATAGTTGTTTTCTCCTTTTAACATTTATTTAATCCAAGCTACTTGTAGATATCGCAAAAATATTACTTTTTACGAGAACCTCCAAAGGTAACTCTAGACTGCCTATCAATATTGATTGGCATGTCCGGGTGTTGCTCCTTCATAAGATCCCTATCAAGCGCGTCTGTTCTATCTTGAGTAATTTTTCTAAAATACTCAGCGCGTTGTTTCAGAATCTCTTCTGGTATCCTTGCCAACACAAGGCCCCCAATTCCAATAAGACCAGCATGTTTTCCTTCAGTGATGACTGGGTATTCGTTTTCGCCAATTTCACTTAAAATAGTTTCAGCTTTAACAAATTCCCAACCTTCTCGAAGTTTTTTGGAGACGTTTGCAACGTCCTCCAAACCTTGAGTCGCAGTTCGTATCCATCTATGACAGAAACCCTGCGGTGCAGCTGGCGCATCCAAACTGGATGGTGGTGTCCAAGCTTTTTTTCTAGATTGTTTAATTCTAGTATCGGACGTGCGTGAGGTTTTAACTTTTTCCATATTATGTTCCTTCCTTCACGTATTTTGCGTATTCCTCTAGTGGCACCCCTAATTTCTTAGCGATAACTACCTGTGATTTGGTGAGCTTCACAGACTTGCGTCCACCTGCTCTTCTACTAACAGAGGCTACGTTCTGGACGAGTGCAGCCTTTGGTTGTTCTCCAGTCGAAGATTCGGCAAACTTCTGAGGGAAATAATCCTTCATACGTTTGTTTATTTGATTATAGTACTGATCACTTTCTCCGTCAATTCCCTGCTGTATAAGATCTTCATGAATACTCATTGCAGCTCCAGTAAGCACTCTATCAGAACCAAACCAGTCATTGTTCTCAGCCCATTTTTGAGCTCTTTGACTAATTGGTGCTGGTGGTTTTCCCTCCTGGGGGGCTTGGGGTTGTGATTCAGCTTCTTTTTTTCTAGCCTCTTTTTCGCCAAGAGTCATAGAAACCTTTTCTTTTTCTACAGCCAATTTAGTAAGCAGATCGTTAGCTTCCATTATTTTGTCTGTATCATTTTCATCAAGAGCAGCTTTTAGATTTGTTCTAGCTTTATCTCTTTCAGAATTTATTCTTGCATCGTATTGTTTAAGATAATTTGTGTCTGTTTCGTCATATTTTTTCTCAACAGTGTCAAATTTATCTTTCAAACCTTTTGCATAATCCATAGCAGCTCTTTCTCTTCTTTCTGCTTCACGAATTTGAAAGGTAAGTTTTTTTATTCTCTTTTGAACCTTGTCAGAATACTCTCCAAGATCACCTTTATCTTCTTCCTCAACCTTTTGCTCTAACGGTTCTTCCGATTTTTTTATTGGTTCAGGTGTTTCTTTAGGTGTTTCTTCAGGTGTTTCTTTTGTTTCCTGTAAAAGTTCCTTTGCTGTTTTTCCATTAGTTACCTCAGTGTAACCAAGATCAACATTTTCTTTTTGTTCAAAAGATTCATCTGGTTCTTTTGAATCAACGTTAACATTTTCTTCATTAACGCCATCAGTATCTAATTCCACTTCTGGAATTTTATTTTCTTCAGCCATATATCCTCCTTAAAAATGGTGCAAAATTTCACGTGGGTTTTTGATTGTTGAAATAATTTCATCATCATTCAACACTCTTACTTCTCCACCTTCAATCTTGAATCTTGAACCTGCGTACCTACTAAATATTACCCATTCGTTTAGTTTACACCAAGGTCCTAACGGAAATTTCTCTTTGTCTCTGTAACAAAGATTCCCCATTTTAAGAATTAGACCACAAACTGTAGTCATCTGAATTGTTTCTTGTGTTGTATCAGATAAAAGAATACCACCCTTAGTTTTCTTTGGGCCAGCATAAGGTAACACTAATATTCTGTAACCTGTTGGTGTTGGTAATCTAGCTAATAGCTTATCATCGATCGCTTTTGGATCTAGAACTGTTCTGACTTCTTCTTCGCTTTTATACGAGTCTTCAAGTTTTCCAGTCCGTTTCGGTTTCACCGTGGACATTATCATCTTCAAACTCCTGTTTATTCAGCAGGTCTTTTAGTTCCTGTTGCAAATCTTCTAATGATTTGATTTGTCCTCTAACATATTGTAGTTGATCCATCGTGTCAACACTATATAGAGCGGTTTCTTTAAGTTGCTCGAGTCTTCTTTTAAGAAGTCTCTGAACTAATGATATCGTGTCAATATTCATACATATCTCCTTTTGGTTCATAAAAATTAATATTTACATTCATTCTGGTGTGTTTATCAGTACAAGTCGTTCCTCTATGTTTAACATTTGAATTAAAGATAATCATTCTGTTTTTAATGCTTTCAACTTTTTCTCCAGTTTCAAATTCTGTGTAGCCGTTGTTTGAATTAATATAATAAACAGCTGTTAGATTGTCTTTGTAATCAATGTGAAACCCATGTGTAATTATTTGTTCTGTCATTGGAATACAATTAGCTTTTACCCTTATTAATGCTTTAATTTTTAATTTATTAATAATAGGTTCCAGTATCGACCAACCATTTGATTGAATTTTATGTTCAAAAAAGAAAGAATGAACAAACTGAAATTGATGATTTGGTTTTTCCTGTAGATGGTCAAAGTCTGGATTTATAGATTTAGCGTAATACCATGGAAAGAAAGGATGTAAAAATTCTTTTTCTATTTTATCAGCTTCTTCCTTTACAAGAAAGTTATCTATTACTTTCATTACACCCTTTGCAAACAAATTTTATGATCTCCTGCTTCTTTTGTTTTAAATCCAAAATGAGTTAGTACTAATGCTATTTGATCCATTTCATATTTTTTATAATCATCAAATATAAATCTTGTTCCAACTCTTGATTTATCTGCAAACCATATTGCTTCTCTTAAAACATCTTTAGTCATATGAGGCCCATCAAAATGAACTAAATCATAAACTTTAAAACCTGTTTCAACAAAAGTATTCATAAAATCAATATCTTTCATGTGATAAAACATAAACTCCGGGTGGTCTTTAAAATCTTCTACCATTGTTTTTCTCATTTCATCTGTGTAGTCGGCTGTATGTGCTGGTGAATTATCATAATGTTGATATTTTAAATTAGCATATTGATCTATGCCTATATGTTTATAAGGTATTTTAGCACCACCTAATCTTTCTTTAATGGCTAACATAATAACCTTAGAGCCCAATCCTTCACGCACACCAATCTCTACGGTGGTTACTACCTTTGGTTCTTCATAAAAAGGTAAAGTCTCTGTCCATTTTTTTAGAAGGTCGTATTCTTGTGAGTCGCCTCGAATAGTCATGACGACAATATATAGATTATTTTTGTTTTTGCAAATTATACAATATCTTCAACGTATTCACTAATAGATATAAATCCGCCAGTATTTTTATTTAATTTTTTATACTTACCTTTATTCTTACCTGGTATGTAAGGCTCTGCTTTATATTTAGGTTTTTTCTTACCTGGTGTGTAAGGCTCTGCTTTATATTTAGGTTTTTTCTTTGGTATAATTGTCCAAGGTGGTAAATATCTTGATTCGTAAGTTAAACCTGGGTTATGCTTTCTTAAATGAGCTTCTCCTTCTGGAGTGCCTAAATCAATTACTTTACCTCTTGCTTCCATTAATTTTTCTGTGCCTTTTTTACCTAACATTTTTACATCTCTTCCTGAAAGACTGTGCTTACCCATATCAGCACCACCACCTTTAGTAAAAGTTTTTGTTAAGGAAATTCCAAAATTTTTTGATTTTCCGGTTTTACTTCCACCAATAGTTAATGAAGAATTTTTCCCTTCTTTTGTAAAATCAAGTCCTATTGTGCTATTTATATTGCTTTTATCTACTTTACTAAAAGGTTTTGAAATACTTATGTTTGCTGTTTTATTACCTTTTCCTAGTTTTAAACTTCCGCTTGGTGTTGTTGCCCACTCATCATCGCCTATATTAAAACCACCCCCAATTGTAGTTCCTTTAATTTTTTTCTTTAAATAATCAGGTATGAATTTTTTCTTTTTTTTATTTGCTTTAACCATTATTTTACCTGTAGCTGCTCTTCTTCCATATTTATTAGTCCATTTTTTTGCGATTTCAGGGTGATTAGCATGCATATATCGTCTTTGTTTTTCTGATTCGAATGGCATTATTTTTTGCCATTACGAAATATTTGTGTGCCTTTTATA